GTTACGGGGTTCGTGTCGTAAAACTCAATGCCCGCTTTTCCGTGCTTTTCCGGCTCAAATTTCGCTTTGAGTTGTTCCGCCGGGTATTCCTTTTGCTTCAACTCGATAATCCCCAATTCGACCAATTCCGGGACGCATCGGCGTAATGCCTTAACGTCCTGTAATGCGTCGTGCGCCGGGAATGTTTTGCCGGGGAACAACTTTGCAAATAATTCCTCCAATTTGGGGAATTTTCCCGGTTTGCCATTCTGATACAATGAGCCGACAAATTTAATAGTTTTCATCATTGTATCAATGCGCTTTCCCTTGTGCAATGCGTCCTCGGCTTTGGCGTCGTAATACTCTTTGCCGCAATAACGCAAAATGTTCGCTTTCAACATCGACGTATCGAAATAAATGTTGTGCGCACATACAAGCGGGGCGGCGGCGACATCCGCCAAAAATTCGTCGATAACCTCGACAAACGGTACGCCCTCGGCAATTGCCCGTTCGGTAGTTATCCCGTGTATTGCGGTTGTTTCCGGCGGTATCTCGTAATTGTCCGGCTTAATTATAAAACTGCGTTCTTTGTCGCCGAACGCCCACGCCAATTGTACGACGTGCGGGAATTGGTTAAAATCCGCATCCCATTTCAAACCCTTTGCGGGTACTCCTGTTGTTTCGCAATCGAAAAAACAAATGTCTTTTAATTCAAATTTCATGCTCTCGTTACTTTTTTATTCGTTAAATAATCGTTTTTGCCCGTCGTCGTTGGGCGTTTGCTCAACATATTTTGCCCGTGTAATCCAAACGCACCCGCAACGCAAACACTTTATCCGGCTGTAATGCTTTGGCGTGTATTCGTGGCGAATAATCCGCCAACCCGCCAACGGGTAATTCTTACGTTTTCCGTTACACTTGCAAAACATATCATTTATATTTCCATTTAAAACCAAATGCTGTTTTCAAAACGCCATTACAACAATTACTTATAGAACTACGTCTAAAACCTAAACTTCTTTCAACTTCCATTGCTGTAACCCATTCTTTTATAAAGTTACCCGATAAATCAAATTGCAAAACTGCCTTGCCTCCTTTATTTAGTTTTTTACCAATATACGTATTGGGGGCTTTTAAATTATTGCTATTTTGTTTTGCTGTTACCCATCGTAAATTACTGACTTTATTATTAATTTTATTACCATCAATATGGTCTACTTCCGGCATATTATTTGGGTTAGGAATAAATAATAATGCTACAATTCTATGTATTACAACATTTTCTTTTTCCCCATTTTTACATAATGATACAAACAAATAACCACGCCTTAATGATTGTTTCAAAATACGTTCTTTTCGTATTCTTGTTTTATTACCGCATTTTTCTAATCTTTTAATAGACCTAATTTGCCCGTAATTACTAACCTCATACAACCATTCATATCCGGGTATTTCTTTCCATATTTCATTTTCCATAATCAAATTTCATTTGGGTCTGCAATATACAAACAATATTCTTCACTTGCAAGTTGTTTTAAAAATTCGATATGTTCTATTAATTCAGCATTGCTCAACTCTGCAATTGTCCGCAATCTGGTTTCATATTTCCCGGTGTTAATATCCGGGGTTTGCTCATACATAACCGGGGACAACTTACGCAATCGGCGTTCTGTTTGTTCCTCTGTCAGACGCTCGCCTGCCTCCCAAATTCCGGTTCTGAATGTTGGTACAACGTAATTGAAATAATAGCCTTTCAAAGCCTCCGACGAACCAGGGGACGCAACGGTAAAACGTGCAATTATGCGGCTACCTCTGTGCATGGCAAAGAATTGGTTCAACTCCCCCATATACATTTGCAAACCGCCGTTGTTATTAATCATCCCCGTTGCTGTTATCTCTCTTTTTTTCATAACTAATTAAAGCATTTCCACACGTAATTCTGTCTGAATCCTCTTCCTTTGACGGAACAAAAACAATAACGTCCCAACCCTCATTTAACAATGGCATTTCAAATTTCCTATATACGTCATAATCAGAATATCCGGAAACCTCAAACCCGTTTTCAATAGCTGAATTTGTTTCATGTATTGGGGTAATCTTTACAATGAATTTTTCTTTATCAAAAAGCATTGATAATTTCTTTGCATCAAGAATTGTTTGTGCCGTAACGGGGAAATTCAACGTATATTTTCGACCCTTTGGCATTGGCAATTCTTTTGCCAATTCTGATATTTCAGACAAAGACAAACTTTTTCCGTCGAACAATTCATTTCTTTGGCCGTCGTCAGTCGAATTTATAGAAAATTGCAACCCTGCTTCTCCGTTATAAAAATCGTTCTTTATATCGCACCATTTTAGAATATATTCTTTTAGGTTCTTGTTTGCTTTCGGCAACATTGTAGAAATTACCGGGTGTACGGTCTTTGCTTTTAGTCCGCATTTTTGAACCAAATCTTTCAATATATATGCAAAGTCTAATACGCTTTTATTCCATGTTGGTTCGCCCATACGTGCAAAATGTACGTTGAAACGCTCCGTTTCTTTTACGGCTTCATTTTTGATAATTGTTTCAATTTGATAAGAAAGCCCATCAACAGAAACATTTCCATAAAATCCGTATTTTGGTACATCGCAAAATTTGCAGCGCATCGGACAACCTTTTTGAGTTGAAATTGTGGCAACCCATTTTTTTGATAAATCTACCTCGGTATTTGCAACTCCGTTTATTTCTTTTGTAAGCCCTAAAAAATTGGCTTTTATATTGTTTTCTTTTCCATAATCTCCAACCGTCAAAAATTCCAATTTGTTTTTTGTATCTACATAAATTTTTCCGGTATGTGTCTTTACAATTTTTGTTTCTATTTTATCGTTATTTTCTTGTTTAATTAATTGTTTCATTGTCTTATTAAAAGCCTCGCCGCCAACCTGCAATATAAATTGTCGTTCGCTGCTTGAATATCCCTGCAACTTCTTATCCATCGCCGTTGCATACAATACCGCCATTTTTCCCGGCTCAAAAACTCCCCGTTCCTGCAAATGGTCTATCGGGTGCCGCTTCAATGGTGCGTCCGCCATCATTCCGGCTTTTCTGCGGGTATTTTCCAAATCGGAAATAACCACTTTAAGATTATTATAAAAAGAGGGTGTTTTCAACACGTCCGCAATTGTCATTTCTTTAACTTTCATATTGTTTTGTTTAAGGGACGCCGGGAAACCGACGCCCCGGTTAATTACTCGGTTTCGCTGTATTCCTCTATGATTAAATCGTCCTGTCCTCGCTTGACTTCCTCTATAAATCCTTGATACCCTTCTTTCCGGGCTAATTCGATAAGGGATTGCATACGTTTTGCGCCCAAACTTTCGCCCCTCGCAATGCGGAATACCTTAACGGTCGGATTGCTTGCGATAATCAATTTTGCGGCAACCTCCATTATCTGACTATCCGACACTTTCCCGGCGACGAACGGCACGCCGTTTAATTCCAACCCGTCGTCCGTGAACGTCAACCCGGCAATCGGCAATTCCGATTTCGCAATAAGGGTTTCCCGCTCTTTGAGCAAATCCGACAACTTTTTTTCGTGGGTTTGGGCGACTTTTTCGGCGGCGTCCTTTTGCTTTTTCTTCGTCAGATAGTCCACAACCAACGCATTGATTTTGTTGTGTTCCTCGGCTTGTTTGAGGCGTTCGGCTGTATCCAAATTCTCCGGGTTGTTTTCCTCGTACTTTGCCAACCATGCGGCGGCGTTGTTCTTGCGGGTTTCGTAATCGGCTTTATCCGTTTGGATTTGCGCCAATGTTTCGTCGTATTTGTCGGCGGCGGCTTTCGCATCGGCTTTGCTCTTTTTCTTTGCCGCTTCCAATGCCTTTTTTGCCTCGGCAACAATCCGGTCGTATTCGGCTTGGGCTTCCGCCTCATACTTTATTGCGGCGTCAATCTCTGTATTCTTGGTTTCCTCGGCGGCTTTGATACGACCGGGGATTGCCTCCAATTGTTCCGTCCGGGTTTGCAATGCGGTACGCACGGTTTTCGCTTTCTCAATCAACCGGGCGTTCTCGTTTTGTTCCTCCATTAAATCGGCAATGTCGATTTTCTCGGCATACGTTTTGACGTCGCCCGGTTTCAACTGCTTTTCGGCGGCGGCGCAAATGGTCGTGTACGTCTTGACCTCGGCGTTGGCGTCCTTTCTTTTCTCCTTAACGGTCATAACCTCGGCGTCAATCTCGGCAATACGTTTTTGCACATTCTCCGGCAACAATGCCCGGACGTATTGCACTTGCTTTCGGCGACCCTCGGCGGTTTCAGACCACCGGGAAAACTCCACGGCGTCAAAATCCGTATATCCGAATACCTTTTGCAACATACTTACGTTATCCGACCGCATCCCGGTTGTTTTCTGTTTGATTGATAACGTACCACGGGGGTTGGCTTTGGTAAACCGCAATTCAACGTCATATTCCTCGCCGTCGTCGCCGACAACCATTTTGGCAAACCCTTTGTCCTCGCCATTACGCAACACGGCGTCCCGGTTCCCGGTCAACAACGCCCCGATTGCCTTTAATAGCGTGGATTTTCCCAACTCATTGTCCCCGGTAATGAAATACACATTACCCTCAAAATCTGCGTTGAACTCCTTAATTACTTGGAAATTCGACAACTCTAATTTTTTGATAATCATTTTATCGCTCTTTTTATGCCGGGGTTGCCCCCGGCGGTTACTACTTATTTGTTTGTTAATCTCATTCTTTGGTGTATCATGCTTTGCACCTTGTTAAGCGCATCCCGGTTGGCGTCAACCTCCGACCGGGTGCAATCGGCAATAAAGTTTTCCAAACGCTTATACAGGTCGTCCAACTCTTTTGCCGTCATTGCATGGCGAACGGCTCCCAATTCGTCCTTATCCATTTTTGCAAACTCGTTTAAGGGTTTCCAAATCGCAACGTTTGGGGTCGTCGGCGTTCTTTGTCGCATCAATTAACGGCATATCATTTGTTTTTGCCGTCCAACTTTTACCCGTAACGGGCGACGTGTAAGTTACTTTGTAATGTCCGTACCCGGCAAACTCAAACCGGAAATCGCTGATTGTTGTTTTCGCTCTCATTACTTTTATTTTTTTAGCGTTACCGGGAAAACGCCCGGTCGTTGTTATTTCATGCCACAAAATTACGGTAAATATTTTAATTACCAAAATTTTTTTCTTTTATTTCGTGTTAGGGTAAAAAAAATATTCCCGATACGGCGTAATGTCGTACCGGGAACAATCAAAACAATTTCATTTGTGTATCTGTCAGAACCGCAACCACGGCGTCAACCTCCTTTTCCCAACGCTCCAACGTCGCCAACTTTTCCGGGGTTGGGTTCCGTTGGCAACGTCGTTGGTTGTGCCGCATCTGCTTTACCATTTCCGCCAACTCTTTTGCCGTTATTTTTTCGGGATTTTCGATTTGCGGGGCTTTGTCGTCGTCTGCCATACTTTTACCCATTCAAACAAAATAATCGAAATACGGGGCTTAAAACAAACGGTCGTGCATCGGGGCGGGCAAATTCTCCAAAACCCAACGGGGTTTGTTGTGCAAAATGTACCGTCCAAAGTGCATTATCATAAGGGCGTCGGCATTCCACAACGTCTCCTTAACATCGGGGTAATAATCGGCGGCGGCTCGTTGGTATCGCTTTTTGCGCTCCGGCTTTTCCTCCCCCTTAACACGCAATTTTAATTCGTTTTGCCACTTTTGCGGGTGTACCAAAACAAACGGTACGTCGCACATGGCAATTATCGTTTTCAATTTCTCGAACTCGGATAACAGTTTTTGAACCCGGAACGCCTTACCGGGATTGTCGGTTATATCATCCGGGCGCAATTGCACCTTTTCGACGAATACCAACGGGCGGCAAATAGTCTTCATATAATTAAACCATTGCCGCAACTCCATAAGGTCGCCCGGCATTTTTATTACCTCGGTTCTATGGTTCGGACGCCAAACGGCAATCCCCCCGGTTTTTCCGGGGTCAATCCCAATAATACAATCAATCGTTATTTTGTTCATTTCCAAAAATCTAAATAGTTATCAATCTGTAATTCGTCGGCAATCATTCGGTCAAACGTCCGGGCAATCTCTTTGTCCCTCGCTATCTCATACGCTGTAAAATCCAACTCCGGGGCGTCGGCTCCCTTACGTCGGACGTGGTATGCCTCGTACTTGTTGACGAACCCACGGGCGACACGCTGCATATATCGGGCAAATGCTTGTTTGCGGTCGTCCTCGGTTCCGGCAACCTCATTGGCAAACCCCAACTTTCGTAACCAATCATAAATCAACATTCCGTCAGTAATCCCCAACTCAAACCGCCCGGTATATTTATACAGTAAAAACACCTCCCTACATCGGGCGACGGCTTGATTGTGGTAATACCGTTTTTCCTCCGGCGTCAATTCCTTTTTCGGCTCCGGCAATGCCTTATACGCTTTATGTATAACCTCGTTTTGTTTCCGGCGGTATGCGTTCAATATCTTTGCGAAATAATCGGCGTTAAACTGTTGGTAATGCTTTTTGTCCGGGTTGCCTTGACTGTCTTTCGGCAAATAGTCGTCCAATTCCCCGGTTGTCGCCAACTCAAATGCCAACTTAATATCCGCCAATGTCATTTGCGAATAGTATTTTTTGAGTATATCCAACAACCGGGTACAAATGTACGCCCAATCTTCCGAATTGGTCGGGATTATATACCCGACGTCCATTGCAATAAACCGGAACATTTGCCCGGTTTTCGCAATCAACGTGCCGTCGTCAATATCGGCAATTTGCATTTTCGTTGAGGCGGCGAAAATGTACTTTTCGACCCCGGATAACGATTTGGCAACCTCCGGTAATTGCAACATTTGTCGGCGTATGTCGATTGCTTTTGTACCGGGCGTTGGGTTATATATCGCCAACGCCACGGATTGCGTATTTACTGTTTCCGGCAAATTTTCCATAATCAATAATCGTTGTTAAGAAATTCCATTGCGCCCGCCACGTTCAACCGTTTTTGCGGGGCTTGGTATTCCGGTTTCAAATGCAATTTCTTTTTCTCAATGTCGCCCCGGATAAAATTGCGTACCGTCGCAATCCAACCCGTGCGGGTTCGCTTAACTCCCTGTTTGGTTTCCGACCAATCGGCGACCGTGTGGAAATAATAAACCAAATCGACCTTTTCAAATTCCGGCGTCGCAAACAGTTTTTCAAACTCGGAATAATCATTTACGCCGTCCGCCCCGAACTTAACCAATTTGTAAACATCGGAATTGAGAAATATGGACGTTCTTTTTTTATCCTTTTCCAAATCCTGTTGTTGTTCCGGGAATAAATCCCCGACAACAGGGTTGGCGGGTTTATCCTTATCCGTATCAATAGAGTTATCTATATCATTATCTAATATAGGGTTGGATTTTCCAACCGGGGTGGTTGGATTTTCCAACCGGGGGGGTGGTGGGATTTCGCAACCGGGGTGGTTGGATTTTCCAACCGGGGGGGTGGTGGGATTTTCCAACCACTCCAAAACCGCCCAATAATTCGTCGTATATTCGCAATAACGAACCTTATTTTTTTCGTACTCAAATTTGTTAATATACTGTTTATCAACTAACGATTTGAGTATTTTAATAACGGTCGTTTTATCTAACCCCGTCCACTCAATTAGGTATTTCAACGAACCCTTAAAACGGCTTTCCCCGTCTTGACTAAACCCATGTATCAAAGCGAAAACCAACAATTCGTTACCTTTCAACTTTAACCGGGTAATCATTGGGGCTAAAATGGTTATATAATTACTATCTCTAATTGTCATGTTGCAAAAATTTAATATCCGTTTTATCCGCCCGGTTTGCACCATTGCAAGAAAAACGATAACATGAATATTGTTGCAAAAAACAATTTTCGCAACTGTTACTTTTACGCTCAACGGCTTTTAACTTGGTTTGTTGTCGTCGTCCTGTATTATTGTCTGTATAAGTCAGCGTAATAATACCGTTCAATTCAATGTCAAATTTCCGTGCCATTGTCGCCGCCCTCCAATTGTTTAACAGGTTCCCACGCTTTACGCACTTTCAAAACATTGTCCGGGCTTTCGTTCGGAACCAACGAAACAACCGGGAACCGGGATTTGTCGCCGGGCTTTTGGGTCGTGGCAAATTGTACGTTCAAATCAAATATAATTCCCTTACAGAATCCCCGTTCTGCCAACATACCGTCGAATGTTTCCCGGATTTGCGGGATTGTGGACGCCGTACCCTTTGTTGAAAACTGCCATACCCCGGCAACGCCACGTACCAACGGTACAATGAAATTCAATGTCAACGTAATTTCCCAACCGTCGTGTCCCTCCTGTTTGCTTTTCCGGTTGGGGTAACGCTTGGCAATAGACAACATCAAATTCGGGTATTCCTCCGTTGTCAATGTTTCGTACTTTTTGCCGTCCCAAACTTGGAACGTTTCGCCGTCGCCCGCCGCAATCAATCGTCCGTCGTCGTCCCGGTACTCGTACCGCTCGTTGCATACTTTCGCCGGGTCGTCGTCCGGGAAAACGATTTGAATTGTTTGGGGCTTTTCGCCGTATGCCTGTGTAAATAACCCGGCATACTTTCCCGTTGGTATGAAATAATCCACGCTTTGCGGGTATCCGTTGGCGTTTTTCATTCCGATTTTTATTTGTCCGACACGGGGCAAAATCAAACGGGATTTTTCCGCCTCCGGTCTGATAATCCTACCTTTTATATTTCCATTCATAACCTTTATGTTTTTTGCGTAATCCTTTGCAACATCTAACTATTAGCGAATTATTAAAACCGTCCCTTTCTGCTAAATTTATAGATTGGTATTCTTTAATAACAACGCCATTTTTAAGCATTAAAACCGCTTTTGATAAGTGGTTATTGGCTCCAAATTTACCCGTCATTGGCTTACTTGCGCTTTTAGATTGCCGTTGTTTTGTAATCGGATTATTGTTATTTTCCGAATGTGTAACCCAACGCAGGTTATCCACATGGTTATTAAACGGGTTCCCGTCGATATGGTCGATACATGGTTTATTTAGTGGATTATCAATATACGTTTCGGCAACTAATCTATGAACATATATAGTACATTTTACACCAAAATTATAAAGACAAACACACAAATAACCCTTACGCAAAAACGGCTTTAATTCTTTCCCCGTTATTTTAGAGAAAACAACGCCGTTTTTGTTTATCAAATAGCAATCAAATCTTTTTATCGTTTTCATATTTCGGGGTCGTCGTTCAACAATCTTTTCTTATTCTCGTTTTTGGGCTTTTTTGGCGCATTTGCGGGCTTTTGTTCCTTTTCCGGTGCAACAGTCCGTTTTGCCGACTTTCGTCCCGTGGCGGGCTTCTTTTCCGCCTCCTTTGCCGTTTTCCCGGTGCGTTTCACAATCTTTGTTTTCTTAATCTCCGGTTCCGGCGTTTGTTCCGGGGCAACCGCATCCGCTTTGACGGTATCGGCGGCGTCCGTGGTTTCGTCCGGGGTCGCCTCTTTGGGGGCTTTAGATTTAATCAATTCCGCCAAAGACAACGATATTACATTTTGGGACAAATCCGGGGCGTCGTCCAATACAACCATACCATTAACCGCCGTAAACGTATTATCCCGCTTTTCGTCCTCAATAGCGGCAATCTCCAACAGATAGGGGATTTTCCGTATATTGGGGCTTTCGGTTTGCTCTTTCAGATTGTACGACGGTTTTTTGCGCCAATCTTTCGGGCTGAAATTGAAAATACGGGTAACGGGGAATTGCTCAAAATTGACGTTCCACATATCCCGGTACATTCCTAATTGTATTTCGCTTTCCTCGTAAAAACCTTTTCGCCCGCTTTTAAAATCGACAATTGCGTTAATCCGGTCGTCGCTTCCAATCTTTGCCCGCATGGTACACGGGCAATCAATCATTCCGGCGTACTTGTAATACGGATGTACCAACGCAATTTCAACGGCTAACGGTCGTACATCATAATCCAATACGAATTGCGCAAACGCCAATACGTCCTTTTTCAAATCGTCGGCGTAATAAATAAAGTCGTCCGGCAATCGGTAAACCTCAATGTATTCTTTTAGTTTGCCTTTTAGTCCGTCCAAATCATACGCCCGGTTAATCAATAATTCCTCAAATGCGGCGTGCATAAACGTTCCATACGCCGCCCGTTCGCCTTTGTATCGCTCGGCTTCCTCAATGCCTTTGTTCGCAATCCAATTTATAAGGTGCGGGGCTTTGGGTAATGTTTGGGACAATATGGTTGTAACCGACGGGAAAAACTCCGGGTTCCCGGCGTCGTCATATCGGTAATAATATCGGTGTCCCTTGCTGTTTAACTGCCAAACCTTATACGGGGGTTCAATCAATGTTTTTTCGTCGAAAAACATTGCCGTCATTTCCTCAACCGTCATGCCCGGTATTATCTCAAACACTCCGGTTGGTTGTTCCGGTTGAACCTCAACGAACGGGGGAATAATTGTTTGTTGTTCCTCGTTAATCTCCGGGAACATATCCGGGGCAACATTGCCGACGGTTCCCGCAACCTCTTTTACCGGGTCGCCCGGTTTATCGCTCTTTGCTCTCATTACTTGTACTTTTTATATTCTGAAATTCCACATAATACCATTGCGGCGCACATTGCCGCAAATAACAATTGCCACGGGTTCCAAAATGCGCCAATCAAACAACATAACCCCAATGCGCCAAACGTAACAATTAGGGCTTTCGCTTGAAACAACCCGGAAAACATGGTTTCGGCGGCGGCTTCCAACCATTCGATAAACTTACTTTTCATTGTTTCCGCCCTCCATGCCAAACAGGTAATCCGCCGTACAATCCAACATTTCGCAAAGAATAACGACCCATTCCGGGACAATCCGTTTGGTCGTGCCGTTACATAAATTCGTCATATTTACCTGTTGTGCGCTCTCGCTTGCACCCTCAAAAAGACGGGCGGCAATGTCTTTTTTCAAAACCTTTTTCCCGTTCGCCTCGGAACGGGCGATTGCTTCGTTTACTCTTAATCTCAATGCCATAACTTAAATTTTTTTTGTTAATAACTTGGTTCGTTGCTCTCTTTGTATCCGCAATTGCGGCACGTTTTTTCCTCCCAAATCGGGCTATATTCCGGCGGGGTCAAATATCCGTCGCCTCCGGTACGTCTATACTCGCCGTCTGTAACCTCCATTTCCCCGCCACACTCCGGGCAATCATCGTCGCCAATCAATACACATTCCAACAGGGCGTCCAAATGGACGGAACGAACCGGGGAAATACCAATTGCCCGGATAACGTCCACCATTTCCACAACGGTAACATCCCGTTCGTAACAATCGGCGACCGGGAACCCCCAATTGTCGCTTATGTCCTCGATAATCTGTTTGTTGATTAACTCCGTAACGATTGTTTCGGATACTTGGTTGGCTGTTTTCCCGCTTTCGGTCGCCAACATCTTTAATTGTTTACTTTCTTTTATTTTCATATCATTTCCCGGTATCCCTCCGGGTAGGCTGTTAATCTTTTGTTCTGCAAAGGTAGAAAGATTTTTTTTAATTACCAAAAATATAATCTTTGTTTTGAGAAATCATTTTTGCCGGGTGCGTGAAATATCCGATTTTTAACCTACCTTTGCAATACCGCATTACCAAAAATCGCTCTCGGTTACTGCGTACCGAACCCCCGGCGTATCTGTTACGTCCGGGGGTTCATCTTTTCCAACACCATTTGCGCCGCACAATAACAAAATCGGTATATATCGCCATAATATCCCGTTAGGTCGGTTATTCCCTCAACAACGACCGCCGGATATTCCCCAAACGCCACATATTCGTATTGCGTTGGGTCTAACCCCAATGCGAACTCAAACGTAATGTCAATATATTTGTCCCCGACCCGGTTAAATGCGTGGTCGATTGGTATAAATGCGTTCGTTTTGCCCTCAACGTATTGCACCCGGTCGGGAAACAACAACGTCAGCAAATGCGCATTTCTATAACACCCTTTGACTACCGGGCGAACCGTCCGGCGTATCAATTCAATTTCCCGTTCGTCGAATACGTCCGCCGCTTTTACGACCTCAACACGTTTTGCGACGGCGATTGTATCGGTAAAATATTGTCTTTGTCGGTCGGGCAAATCCAATCGTAAGAACGCCCGCATTTCCTCAATAATTACGCTTTCCATATTCTCGTTTTAATCATGTATTCCAAATTCGCAATCTCCCCATTGGTCGAAATCCGCCCCGTCATAACTAAACGGGTAACGTTCCGTTTCCGGGCAATCCGTCCAACATTGACGCCGGACGTTATTTATTGCAACCCGTTTCGGATTATATCCCGGCTTTCTCTTTTCTCTCAATTGGGCGGCGCAACTCTTACAACAACAACGCCCCCAACCCCGACGTAAATTGCGGGTATCGGCGTTGTACTCTTTGCCGCAATTATCGCATTTCCTTTTTATCGCTCCCATAATCTTAACCCTTTATAAATCCCTTAAATGCCAAATGGTAAACGTCGTATTGTTGCCCGGTAACATAAAATTCAATCATTCGGTCGGGGTCGCCAACGTCATTTACTGCAATGGTCGGGTACGGGTCGCCGGGATAATGGTTAAAATCGTCCTCAATATCCCGCAATCCCTCCGGGAAATCCGAACGGTTGGCGGAAAAATACCGGGTTAAACTCTCTTTTATCCGGTTCAACATTTCGTCCCCGTTGGGTTCAAAATGCGCTTTTATTTTATCCTGTCGCCTTAATGCAAATCGCATGGTTAATAAATACTTTTTTGAAACGTCCACGACCTTTGCGCACGTTTCGGGGTTAAACATTCCAATATGCGTATATTCCGGGGGTAATCCCAATTGGTCGGATAACCATTTGTACGCCTCCCGTCGCTTCATTAGTCCACGTTTGTACAATTCATCAAAATATCGGTGCGCTTCAATCTTACATCGGCGTAACTCGGCGTTTGCCAATCGACCCTTTGCCCGGTCGGTTCCCTTATGAACACCCACATACGCCCCGCATTGGGGACAATAATAAATCATTCCATAATCAACGCCGTAAACCTCAATACTATTTTTGTACTCGGTCGGAACGTGGCAATACGGGCAAATTCGACCGCTCAATATTTCCCGTTGTTCCTCTGTCAATCGTATATCCATAACAGGCAAAGCCGGGGTTATTCCCCCGGCTAATCCTTGAAAACAATCTCTAATTATGTGGTCAAATGTAATTCGATACAAAGATAGTTATTTTTCTATCTCTATATATTCAACCCCCATTATTTTTGTATGCGGGTTCCTGCTGATAACATCAATTTCCCGGTTCTTTATTTTCTTGGTTTTCCATAAAAAACCTAACCAACGTTTGTATTGCACCGTTTCGACAATCAACAGACTATCCCGGTTTATATGCGTCCCGGTAAATTGTCCGTCCGGCGTGGCGCATCCGTGCAACTCAAAATACGGTTCGACAATATCGACGCATCGTAAAACGGTCGTAACCGTATCGCCGAACAAATATACAACACTATCCCGGACGGTTGCCCGCAATTCGTTGATTGTTTCCATTTGGGTTGTTGTAACCCGTTCCAACTCCCGGTTCTTTGTCTGCAACGTCTTTATCAACTCCGCATCGCTCGCCCGGTATTTTTCAAACTCTGACAATTTCAGTTCCAAAACCCCAACTTTTGCGGCGTTCAAACTATCTTTTGTTTGGTACCGGGAAACGTCCTGCAATAACGTTTCCGTGTTGGTTCTGTATTTGTCCCTTTCCCCGGTTAACTGATTAATCCGGGAACGTTGCACCCATATAGTGACAACGGCGGCAACCGCCAAAGCAATTGCCGCTATTATTAGATATTTTTTCATAAGATACGTTTTATTGTATTGTAATGTACTTTGGCGATACGCTCACGCCCTGCGTCCGTCATCATAAAACGGCAATCTTTCTCCGTGTCCATGAAAAAGTTTTCGGATAATACCGCCGGGCAAACCGTATGTTTCAGTATATAAAATTGGCTTTCTTTGTCCGGGTCGCCGTCCACATAATCAAAACGCATTTTCCAACCATCCGGGGCAAACTCTTTTTCCGCCTCCTTACAAAGAACGGTTGCGATTGCATCCGCTTTCGTTTGTCCTACGCTTGTATAACATTCCCACCCGGTGCCGCCTCCGGCGTTCCCGTGAACGCTAAACAAAACGGCGTTGTTGCCGCAATCTGCATGGATAACGTTTGCACGTCGGCAACGTTCCGGTAATGATACGTCGTTGTCCTCCGGTACCAAAATTTCAAACTTTATTCCCTCCGCTTTCAACATCGCCGCAATACGGCGTACAATGTCACGGTTAAACTCCCATTCAAACAATTGGGAACCGTCCCCCCAAATGGGGGAACGTTTCCCGGCACAATCCACGCCGTGACCTCCATCAAGAATTACAACTTTACTCATTTTCGTTTTCTCCTTTCTTTTTATTGTTTTTGTCGGGGCCGTCCCCAAATTCTTTTTCCAATCTGTCAATTATCGGTTGCAAATGCGACGGCAAAACCCTTGTAAACTCCAAACGGATAACATGGTAAATAATACGTAATGCCAAATTTCGGGGGTACGCAATAATCAGATTGCGAAACGCATTTTGCAAATACACATACATAAACACGTATGTTAGTGATTTTACCACGATAACCGCCGCATTTTCATCGCCGCAATTTTTCATTATTACAAAAATCGCCTCCACGATAAACAGATACAACAGAAATTCGCACAATGCGTTTTTGAACTTACGGAACGAAAAGTTTTTGCATCGCACAATCGCCACGCCGTCCGCCCTCATACCCGCCCAAATATTGAACGCAAACATTACTACTAACGCATAAACAAAACCCTTTGTCGGGGTTAAATACCCAAATAACGGGCTAACCGTGGAAATGGCAATAATACGCCATTGTTCCCAATTAAAAATTCTTTCCATAATATTTAAGCCATTCAAAATAACCCATATTTTCCAAATAACAATTGTCGTTTTCTGACGCTTTAGCCTCCTTTTCAAATGATATGTCTTTGTATGCGTTCTTTAATTTGAACAATGATTTAAAGAACCATTCCAAAACATACCAAATATAAAAAGAAAACAACGGCAATATATACCACCATGCCGATATATCAAATATCAATTGCAATATAAACATTATTACCCATCCGGCAAAAAACATTTCTATCCACTGACGGGCGTGCGTACATTCGTGATTGCGTACACTTTGAGGCATTTCGTTTTTGTCTTTAAATTCAGTAAAGACAAATGCCGTCAAAGTTATTGTTGTATAATTAGCCCATAATATTAAATGGGCTAATTTGCTGTTATAAATAATCTTTTTTATCATACTAATTCATTAAATCCGAATCTATTAGACAACGATAATTTAATAATTTCTCTTACTTTTAATCTATTTTCGTCCGTTAACTCTTTATATCCAAAATTAAATGGTGTTTTCTGTGTGCTTGTGTCCGGTTTCCATTCAATTGTATCAAATGATATATTATACATAGGTGAAATATACGTTTCAAAAAATGTTCCTCCTAACGCATAAATTGGCAATCCATTGTCGGGGTGCAAATTATCTGAAGATAAGTCTTTAGAATCTTCTGTATTAATAGTTGTATCACGACGCAACGACCACATTGTTGCACCTCCGGGGGAAATATTAAATATTCCACTTAAAGCCATAAATTTTTTTGTATTATCATAATTTAATTGCTGCCATTGTTTTTGCCCCTCTTGAGAATTAGGATATGGACTTAAATTTCCATTTATTCCCGGTGTATAAGAACAATTAAAAGCTATAAGTGTTTTTCCTAAACAATTTCTTTTAACTATACTTACAAGTTGTGACCAATACGGTTCCCATTCTTTTTCCCATTTTATAGACTGGTATGCACCTTGTTGAAATTCTATAATATCCCAATTTTCTTTTAAGGTATCTTTAAAGTTTGCTGTTGTCTTTTCCCAATCCGAACCATTTACAGATTTCCAACAATCAACAGCCTCATTATTATTATACCTATCTATCCATTGCGAAAAATATGCTCCCCCGGTATAAAATCCGGTTATTTCTGCATTTATTCCTGCTGATTGTATTATTTTGTTAAGATACCACCACATACACATATTCCATGATGAACCAAAGAACAATAATCTTAGAGTTTCATCACTTTGTTTTTTTTGAATAGATGTATTAAATATTTGAGGAATACCCACAATATTAAATGTTGGAATTACCCATTCTTTATTTTTTCTTACATATTCATTACCATCCTCCGGGGCTTCTTTTACAAAATCATTACCGCCTACATTATACAAAGTACCCGTATTTTTTAATATCATAGGTTGAATCTTTTGTGAATTTATGGAGGATAATATTGTACCTTCAATCGGCATAAGTAGTAAAGTATCTATTACAACATTCATGTAAAATGTTGGCTCTGAACTACCGCCTAATTTAATAGCCAATCTAAAATGTTCAATTTCACCTTTATATCGTGGGCCACGATATTGGTAATTATATGTATTAGTATAGGTTTCTTCTTTTCTTTCCCTAAAATAAATAATAAATCTTGCATCTGTTTCGTTACCAAAGCCATACCCATTATATGCACGTAACTGCGGTTGCCTGCTATCCCACCATGACGGTTTACCATTGGGAAACTCAAACCATATATCTTTTAAAGTCCTACCAATTAAACTTAGGTCTGCTGTTACATCAGATAAATTCCCGCCAAACCTATCGAACCACGGCAATGTAGGTGGAAATTCTTGTAATTGTCTTACTTGTTCTTTTAAACTATCATCATTTGAAGAACCTAAACTTTTCCAATTACCCGATGTTGTCCAGGCTGATATACTTGAACCAACAAATTGTTCTGTTATGTTTGTTGTTGCATCAGTTTTATATGTTATGATTAATCCTAACTTTCTTATATCAGTTGGAACGGCTGCTCTTGCTGTTGTTTCTGTATAATATGAACCGGATAATGGTTTTTCATAATCTAAGTTATAAAGTGCTTTTCCATCTTTTATTTCTTTTATTGTATTGTTTAAGTGTTTAAAAGAATATATATTATAGAAATCAGAAGAACCGTAAAAACAAAATGAAACAAATCCATCTTCTGTAAAAGTATATTCTATTTTTTTATTATTTATAGTTTCTATTACACTTCCTTGCGTATTATATACTACACATGCTGTTGTTCCTTCTGACGTTGGTATTCTTGAAAATTCAGCGACAAATATGTCATTCTTAATTATTGGAACTTTATAATATGTAAACCAACCTCCGGCGTCTTTTAGTGTTCCATCTGTTTTTAGACTTTTATTTGTGTTTTTTAAATCATCAACTAAAGTTATTTCACGTCCTTCTTTTTCCAATAAATTTATTTTTTCCGTTGACGCAATATTTGTTTCTAATTTTACCCACTTTCCGCCCTTATTTGTCAATATAGCTATTTCATTGTTTAATTCTATTGCATTAAAATTAGAATATACTCCATTTGTCCCTGCGATATAAAACACGTTTTGGTCGGGTGTTCCCGGATTTGTTGTTGGCTTTGCGATACCTGCAAAAGTTGAATTATATCCAACAGTTGAGATAATAGTCAACAATGTATTCTTCATTATTGCTCCGGTAATTTCTTGGTTTCCGTTTGTTTTTATAACGTCTGAAACCGCTTGTTTTAGTTGTTCGTAATTTCCCATAATTTAATTTTTTAATCAGTTTTGAAATCATTATTATAATCGCCGTTAAAATCTCCTTTGTTTGCTATTATATAGCCACGTCCTATTTTCTTGACGACGGTATTTGTTTTAAACTCAATTTCCACGCTTGCCAAATCTCCCTGCGTTTGCCATTTCGGGGTAATTAAAAACGTGTCGCAATCGTATTCCCTGCCGTATTTATCCGTTATATGAATATAATCAGCCATACGGATAAAACGCATAACGTCGCAAAGGAACTCCGGTGCCAATATCGTACATTTAAACGTTTTGACTGATATTTGTTTTTCCGGGAAAAAATACCCGTCCCGTTCTTCGCCGTCCTCTTCAAATTCATAATCCGGTTTTCCCAACTCTGTACAAAGGTACAACGTATTTTTGAAATCCGGGTTTTTATATACTATTTGCCCGGCGTCAAATACCAAATTTTCAATATCCCACCATTGTATTTTTAAGTAACCGGAAACATCTTGTACGACGGTAAACATTTCTGAATACCACGTTTGTACGCCATCAGATAACCGCAAATAATAAATTCCGTCAAACTGATTTAACGGCATGGGTAATATTGCCGGGTATAATATTACATCATATCCCAACGACTGAAACCGGACAACTCGCAATCCGGTTTCCCTCATGTATGTTGTTATATTTGCAATTTGTTTTCCGGTTTTATCATATAGAATAACAGACGTAACAGAATTTGAACGGGTATTTCTTATTATCTGAAACGGCAATAATCTATCAGCCGGTGCGAACAATGGGTATATTTGCCCGTATGCGTAACTTTTACGGTGGTTCTGTTCATTTATTGACGTGTACCACGGTAAAACGCTTATATTGTTATTCTGTATCATATTTCAACGTTGCTTTAATGTTTCGACTACACAAATTTACTGAAAGTTTATCAACTTGACCGTTACCGATATATGTTTTAACTAACAGCATCGGGTTTGGGTCTGTGGTTCCTGCCGGGAAATTCAATGTTTGTTTCTTTTTACGTTCCAATCCTCCCATAGCATAATATGGGGAATTATTTATTTTGAAATTCCGTGCGGGCATATCATAAACCCAATATGTCGGTTGTATATTGATAAACGCTAAATATCCATTTTGCAAAAAATATTCTACGCCATCAACGGTTTGTCTTGTGAAAGGCAATTCCAATTGTCCGCCGCCGGACGGCGTAACTGCTGCAAACAATGCGAATCCATCGGAACTAATTGCACCGGGGTTTAACAACATCAAATCTATGTCAGACGTAAAATTTGATATGTTAATTTCTTCAATTTTCCCGGCTGTTACATATTTGGACGTAATTTCTATTGGTAAACCCTCAAATGGTGTTGTTACATCATCCATCCACTCAAATTGATAACGTTCCGGCATTTCTACTTTGTCAAATGAATATTCAGACGTTTCAAAAGCTAATTTTTTGCCGTTCCTAACGTTTTCTAATTGTGTTAAATCATAATCAATAATCGGGTTATATCCATACGAACCGCCATTTCTAAACCAACTTACCTGTTCAATTTTAAATTTTCCGTCCTCAATATACCAATAACATTTGTAAATATCCCGTAACATCGTCATAATCTGTTGTAATGTAATCGGGGCTTTTTGCGCCGGGGTTTTATATTCGCCATTAATGATATTACTTTTCTGACTTATTAGCAACTTAAATGACCGCCCGGAAATAGGATTGTTTTTGTTATAAAGAAATTGGCTGTATTCCGGCGTCGCTTCATGCGTTATTCCGGGCGCAAATTCTTTTAATAGCACATTGATACATGACGACAATGTAAACGCATCACGCAAAGTATATGCTTTTCGGGCTTTTTCCTCTAATAACCAATCCATCAGATAAAACCCAAACCATAACGACGCATAACGCCACGTTGACCGGGCGATTGGATAAAACGTTTGTCCATATATGGAATAAGGCGGCGCAAAATACTTTCCGTTGTCCGCTAATCCCCACTCGGTCGGGGTATCTGAAAAGTTGTTTGAAATAAACGCCACGTCGATTGCGTAACCAATCGCACGCCTATAATTACGGTTATTATCAACTATGTCATCGGCGGGCAATGGATATGTATTAAGGTCGTCGATTTTCTCCACGTCGCACAAATACCGGGCATATATATTATAACTTTTCATATCGGCGTGCATCGTACCCGTTGCGCCGGAACCCTCAACAGCGGTTAAATCAAACTCCAACGTATCAAAAGGCGACGTTGTAGACTTAGAGTAACGAAACATTGCCGTATCATCGGAGCGTTTGCGTATCTCGACTATAACAGCCCCAAACGGTAAACCGTCAATTCTTTGTTGCGAAATATAGATATAATAATTTACGTTTAATTCTGGGTATAATTTCCCCTCGAAATTATTCGCACTTGCACCCGTCGCCATTCGCCCGGTATAAAGCCCGGATATTACCGCCGGGGAGCCTTGCGACGTAATTTGTATTTCTTTCAAAATATTACATAGTGCAAAATGATAGGTTTGTATTAATGCGTTTTGGTCAGTCGTGGCGTTTGCGTCTTGTTCCCAATTCGTGCCGCCCAAAAAGCACGAAACAATACTATCTCCGGGAACGTATATTTGTATCAATGGGCGTTTTCTTATTGTAAGAAATTCGATTTGTGGGGCCAACTCAATTAAATTGTATTCCTTTTCCAATCCTGCCAAAACGTCGTTGTATTGGTCTATTGTTTCCGGCTGTACCGTAACCAATTTATCATCATCATTAAACGTACAATCCGTTTTCATAAACTTTGCTTTATAGTATTGATTGTATGTTTGTCCCCAATCATCGCTTTTTTCGATATATAGGAAAAATTCAGAATCAAACGGGGCGTCATTGATAATATCGTAATCAGCACGGACAAAGTTTATTTTACCGGACAATTTAGCCCGGTAAAACCTTTGATTTGTTTCCAACTCATAATCCAACGTTAAATCATCCTTATAATTGGGGCGGACGGTTTGTTTGGTTCCGTCCTCCCCTATCTGCAAAAAGAATCTATATTTTGGTGTCATAGTCTTTTTATTTTACGTTTCAAATTCTTGTAACTTTCAATCGTATTTCCGTCGCCATCCACGTAAACCCGTCGTCGGTTCTGTTCCTTAATTTCCCTTACATCATCCGACAAATTGCGTAAATCCGGGCTTTGTCCGGTAACGTTTAACGTCAAACCGTCTCCGTCTGAATAGGATTTTAAATACTTGTGTGCAAATGTACCATTGTTTAGCGAATTGATAACGTCCGGTATTATCTTTCTGAAACGGCGTGAACTTCGTTTATTTATCACGGCGAAAAATTCGCCTCCCTCGGCACGTCGGCGGGTTCCGTCCGGTTTCGTTCCTAAATCAATATCATTTCCGCTTTGGTGCGAACCGCCCTCCAAAAGTTCAACGGTACCGTCGCCGTATGTTTCCGTTCCTCCGGTTCCTCCGGTCTGTTTTGCCAATTGCGCCGCCTTGATTTTAGACGCTGCAAAACTCGCCCACATTACGGCAATTGCAGGTATTGCAAACGGGAAACCTAATTGCGACCAAATCAACGCCGTTGCTGTTACCATGTTTCCGATTTGCTGCAATGTTTGTATTGCTGCCTGCTGTTTTTGCGCTTTCTGTTGTTCTTTCAACGCTTTTTCTTGGTTTTTCTTTGCTAAATCCAACTCCTTTTGCGCTTGTACAACATTATTGGCGTACCCGTTTGCCCTTGCTTCCAATTCTGCATCCAACGCCGATTGTGCGGCGGAAACCTCTTTATCCGCTTGCTCAACGGCTGCATCTGCTGCGGCAACACGTGCCGCCGTGAATGTATTTAACGCATCCAATGCGTATTGCATAGACGTATTAATTGCCTCTTTTTGGTCGTCGTCCAAATTAAGCCCAAACAAACCGTAAATGTCTGTTCCTCGTTCCTCCCCTTTGGATTGCTCAATTTCTTGGTCTATTTTTTTAATAGTGTTTTGAATTGTTTGTACCTCAACATCAGACAATTTATTGGCGGCTTGCTGATTTAATTCTAAAACCTTTTGCAAACGTTCCTTTTCTGCTTGCAAACGAAATTGAGTTTTCCGGGCTTCTGAATTTCTCAACAAATCAAACTCCGATTGTGCCAACGCTTGTTGTTGGTCGAATATCTGTAATTGCGCTTGCAAATATTCGTCCGCAATTCCGGCTTCCTTTGCGTCAAAACTTGCATTAATCGCCCCGGCGTCCTGCTGTTGCCCGGTCGGTTTCTGTTGGTTCTGTAATAATGCGGTTTGTCTTTCATTCTCTAACAACTGCATACGCAATTGTCGTTCCTGCTCGCTTCCCTGCTTAACCGCTTGCAAACGTAATTCAATGCTTTCTTTCTGCAATGCCAATTCTTGCAACTGCCGTTCTTGCTCTATTTTCAACAACGCCTCTGTCTGCTGCTGTTCTAACGCCGTAATTGTTGCGTTTATCGCCTGCCGTCCGGTTTCGTTCAAATCCTTTTCGGTCTGTAATTGGTGTTGCAAATCCTCAATCTGTCGGGAATACTGATATTGCGTTTGCTGCCTACGCTTTGCCCATTCGTCGGTTTCCAACTGCAATTGTGCATTCTGCAATTTCCGGGTTGCCTCCAAATTCTTTTTATAAGCCGCTTCAATTTGCTTTGCTTGTTTTTCTGCTGCCTTTTCCGCATCGCTTTTACCCCTTGGCGTTACGGTTGGGTTCTGTGTCGTTACGGGCTTATTGTCTGTTTGTGGCGTCGGGGTATCTCCAACAGAAACCGGGATTGTTAACGGTTTTATTTTCTTTTGCATACCCTCCAAACCCTCTTGGAAATTTTCTGTTATGTCTTTAACTTGGGCTTTAACCAAATTTCCGTACGCTGCTGCATAATCTGCCAATCCTTTTTTTACGTCGTCAAAATCTAACGTAAACGCCCCCTTTAATGCGGTTCCGGTTGCTTTGACTATATCAATAAAGAATCCAAACAAATTTCCCAACGTATCAAATGTTGTTTTGAATCCGGCAACAATCCCATTCCAAATTGCACGTATCAAAACACTTTCATTGTATAACTCAATCAAGTAATTGACAACATCAATAACCCCTTTTATTATCGCCGTCAATCCTTGGTTAACAAAAACTTTTGCCTGCGTTGTCAACGTTTTAAAATTTCCTCCGGTTGCGTCAAACAACCCGGATAATGCGTTTTGCAACTCAATTTGGCTTTTCAATTGTTCCTCCTGCAATTGCGCCAAAACTCCGGCTTTCCCTTTTACTTCATCCATGTTTGTTGAAATATCTTTCAACGTGCGCAAATACTGCAATCCGGCGTCCTCTCCGGGTCCCCCGAATATATCTGCAATTGCAGCCCCGACCGTTGCCGCATTATCCGGCAATTCTGCCAATTTTGCGGAAACGTCTTGTATAACATCGAACGTTGTTTTGGTTCCGGTCTGCAAATCTTTTTGAACTTGTTCCGACGAAATACCGATACCGTCCAAAGCCTCCGCCGTCGCCTTCGTCATTTCACGCAAACGCAAATTTGCCTCTTTAATTGCGTTAACGCCTTTGTCTGAAAAGATACCCATTTTGTTTGTTTGGGTAACAATTGCAACAAATTGGTCTGCTGATATTCCCGCCTCTTTGAAATATGCCGGGTATTCTTTCAACGTGTCTAAAAATTCCCCGTTCGCATCGCCTCCGGCTAAAAACCCATCCTTAACCAATTGCAATGCCTCATTTGCAGAAATACCAAATTGTTTTGATAATGCGTTTGTTGCAATCAATGTTTCCCGGAAATCTGCGTTGAATGAATCGGCGACGGCTTGCACCTCATTTCTAAACGCTTTCAAATCATCGCCACTTTTCCCGGTAAATTGTTGCGTCAATCTCGTTGCCTCAACTAACCCGGCGTTATAATCGTACCACCATTTAAACGCCGCACCCGCCGCCGCAATTCCGGCAATCGCCAAAAAAACCGGGTTTGAAAGTAATCCCAACAAAGTTTTTCCCAATGCTTTTGCCCCGTCGCCAATAGCTGTAAAAACGGCTTTACTTTCAGCCCCGCCACGTCCTAACGCCAAAAGACTTTCGCCAAATGCGCTATTTAAACCTAACGTTTCTTTTAATTTGTCGCCATACGCAATAATTGCGTCGGACGCCTCCGTATAATTTCCGACGTTCAATTGAAATTTCCCGGTTGCTTCCTGCAAACGTTTCATTTCTTCGTATATTTCTTTGGTTTGTGCAACCAATTTTCGCCCCTCCTCGGTGTTTTCCCGTTCGGCTTTAGTCATGTTGTTTAAATAAATCTTATTCAATGAATATTGCGCCGATAAACGGTTATAACTACCCTCGGCGGATTGATTTATTTTCACAATCAGTTTATTAATTTGGTTCGCTTCCTGCTGTGCCAATTTTAACTCGGCTAACTTTTTGGCGTTCTCGCTTTCTGTAAACGCCAAATCACGTTGCGCACGTGCCAAACGTTCCGCATCGTCTGCGGCTTTTTTGGTTGTCTTTCGCCCGTCCTCCGTTGCGCCGGAAACCTTTTTCAGAATCTCCGCCAATTGTATTGCTTCGGCTTTGATATTTTTCAGCGCATTTGTATATGTGTCCGAAAGTTCATCCAATTGCTTTATCAAATCCGTAATCGAATTATCGGGGCTTACCAAATCCGAATATTTAATTGGGTTGTTGTTATCTGCCATATATCCGACTATTTATTTTGTTATTTGCGGGCAATTTGCCCTACAATCAATTTTCTTTTCTCAAATGTATAATTTATCGTCTGAAAAATAAAACGCCTTAAATCGCCTTATTTTGGCTTTTCCCGCTTGCTTGCTTTTTTCGCTTGCTCCTTAATGTATTCAAATGCGTTGTAATATTCCAAAACGGTAAACGATTTTGGGTTTACGTGCAAATGTTGGGACAACATCAAACACATACTTTCAAACTGCTTGTCGTATTGTATTTCCACGCTATCCGACCCGCTAAACGATTTGGGTTTTGTATAAGTCAACAACAACGTCGTAATATGGTCTATTTCCGCCCGTTTGTCGCTTTCGTCCCCCTTTATTATCGCATCCAACATTAACATCGTGCGTTGCTTCAATTGGTCGTAATACTCTTTAATCGTGGCGTCGTCGAATAGTTTAGGAAAATACAATTGCAATTCTTCATCTATTTTTTTTTTGACCGCTTCCAATTGGGCGGTCAACTCGGCGTTCGGCGCATCGGCGAATAAATCCAATACCTTTTGCAAACCGTCCGCCGTCATATCGTTGTATTCGGTTCCGTCCACGGACTTAACCAAACAGGCAAACGCCAAATACTTTGGCGATATGGCGGATTGGACGAAATAAACGTTTTGCCGCAAATTATCCAATTCCTTTTCCGCCAAATCCGGCTTTTCCTTTCGGATAAACCGGATTGCCTTTTCAATATGCGCATCCCAATCGTTCAAATCCGACCCAACCCCGGCGTCGATAAGCAACATTTTGTTATATGCGTGAAATCGCAAAATCGGCAATTCGTCGATACTGTCGTACAACACAACCGCCCGTTTCCCTATCTTTGTCGTTTTCATAAGAGTATGCGGGTTATGACTGTTGAACAAAACGGAACCAATAACAATGCCGGGTTCCCGGTGCATATAGCAAACAGGACGGACAAAACGACCCCCGCCCACCATGATAAGCAAAAGCCGCAATTGAACATCTTAACAAAAAAGTCGTTGCCGTGAACTTGGACGTACTCAATAACGTCCCACTTTTTTAACAGGGTCAACAGGAACGCCGCCACGGTTGCCACGACCAAAACCCAAATAATGAAAGTTACCATATCGTTAAATGTTACAAGGTTGATTAACTGACAATACACCCTCAAAGCGAAAACCGCCGAACGGGTGCATTAAAAATTGATTATCTATTTCGTCCAACGTAAACCCACGGTACACGTTTTCCGCCAACTCATAAATCCGGTTTATTACAATCGTCCCGTCTTTCAGCCAAAAACCGCCATTTAGGACGGTCAATATTTCGTTCTTCAATGCCTCGGTATTCCGGTTGTTAAGTTGACCGGGGTAAACCTTGCGCAAATCGAACCAAACAATAAGGGAAAACGGGGCTTTAATCTCGCTTTGCTCTTTGGGAACCCAACCGACCGTTTGCGGGTCGTCTATCCAAAAGAACGAAAAATTGCCAATATTGGCATCCGGGGAAACGTCGATATAATCATTGTCGCCTCTCCATTCCGTCCCGCCCGCATATACGTTCGGGGTATAATAGCGTTTGCCCTGTATCACTTTGGCGATACGTTGCGCCCGCCCAAATGCGACGTCCAACCAATCGACGTTATCCATTAACCCGGTTTGTATGTTCCCCAAAACCCGGTCGATTAAAACCGGGTTGGGGATAATAGGGGCTGTTCTCTTATTCGTTGCCATATAATACGTTTTTTGCTTTCTTCATTAAGTCCGGGAATATATATTGCCAAATCAACGCCGCAATATTTTCGTCCGTCAATCCCAATATTTGCCGCCCGTACTTTTTTATTAAGTCCTCCGTTTTGAAATCCGACGCTTTTATTTCAAACTGTTTGTCGCCGACTTCCAAAAAAAACGACGCTTCAAAATCCCCGGTATCCCGTAACGTTACCCGGTTTGTCGGTTGTCCCTTTTCCTCCTTTATGGCTATCGTCAACGGCGAATACGGGGCGTAATCCATAATATCCACGCCCAAACGGTTAATACCCTGTTCAAACAATTGTTCCTCGGCGTTCATATCAACAATATAGGCGTCATTGTCCCAAATGATTTGTTGAATGTATGCGCCGGACGATAACCCGTTGTTGAACGTGGCAACCCGGTTGCGTAAATCCTGTATTGACTTTAACCCCGCCATAATCTTACGTTGTCCGGTATTTTACGCCGTGGTTATTACAAGTAAGGCAAATACGGTCGATACCCTGCGTATCCAACCGCAACGCCTCGTATGCTTTTTTAAGGTCATAACCCAAACCGCCGGGGCGACCCTCAACGTTGCCGTCCAATTCGTAAAGAATTTCCATCCGGCTTGCGTTTACTTGGTTCCGGTTCACCTTAACATCGGGGTTCATTGCCAACGTGCGCAACATGATTGCGGCGACCTGTCGTTGGATAACCGTTTGGAAAATCTGCCTTTCCTTAATGATAAAATCCGTTAGGTCGCAACCAACGGTTATTTCGCAATTCAACCCGTAATTCTGCGTATTGGTGTACATCGTCAACGCAATATCCCACAACTCCGGGTATTCGTCGAATGTTTCCGGGGCGTTCATCATAAACGGGGATACCTGTAAATACTTGGTTATTTCCCGCCAACGCTCCAAATCAACGTAACCCGTACACGTCCCGCACGGCTCCCGGCTCCAATCCTTTGTCATGTTAATTGCCTGCATCCCGGCGGGCAAATCGTTTTGGTTGTAACAAAGGAACCACGACCCCCCGGCGTTGTTTCCGGTACTGATATACGGCAAATAACAATCTTTCAACGGGAACCATTGAAAACCGCCGTTTGTCTGCGTAAAATTCAAATCAAACGTCTTTATCGGGTCAATTTGGGACGAATGGAAAAGATACATACGAACAACCCCGGTTGCGCCCGTCATTTGCAACCCGATTTGTTCGATTTTCATTGTTACGCCCATAGAACGAACCGGGACAATTTCAAACCCGACTAATTTATGATTATTCGGCAACGTCGCCCGGATACGTCCCGCACCGTCAAAGAACGTGCGCCGTTCCAATAGGTTCTTTGTTTCCTTATCCAATCCCTTTATTTGCGTGAATGTTTGTACCATTTGGGCGATACCGTTACGGGTCAACCTTTCCAAATAGTCGGATAAATAGTTGTATTCGCCCCAATCCGGGTTTCCATAATCGTTGTTGAAATCGTCGTTAAAATCACTTGCGACGGGTTCGACATTTTGGTTGTCCCGGCGGGCAATCCATACTTTGCCATTGTGTCGCACTTTCGCACCTGTTTTGTATTCCGGTATCATATTCCAAACCGGATATTGAAAAACGAAATCATCCGGGACGATTGCCCGGACATTATCCAAAGTAACAAGGGGGTGCGCACCTTGAAACGTCAAACCGCTTTCCGTCTGCGTTAAATTGTCGTCTATCGCCTTTGCCGGGTCGTATGATTGTTCCCACCCGACGACGTGCAATAATGCGTCCTGTATTTCTTTTAATCGATACATCTGCGTTTGAAATAAATAAGGGGGCGGGGATAACCACCCCGTCCCCTCGGTTTAACAATTCGTTATGCTCCGGCGTTATACGCCCGCACCTCCGGCGGGAAATTCCCCGGCGTTGGTTACATATACAGGCATACCCAACGGTTCGTTCGGATTGCGGGCGGCAATCTCGGCTTTGATAATTGGGTTTGCCACGGTATCCGGGTTGCTGTTGTAAGCAACCATATACGCCACGTCAACGGAAAATCCGAAATACTCCTTAACGGCGCACGTTAAATCGGCGGTTGCGTCGCCCATGATTGCGGACTGGTCGCCAACGGCGGTGTAATAGTGCGAACCAACGGGTAAATCAATATACGGCAAACGTACAACGTCCCATTCGTGGAAATTCGCACGGGTACGGCGCAATGCCTCACGGTCAACACGTGTAAGAATACCAACATTACCGTCAGCAACGGCAAACATGGTTCCCATTTTGCCCGATTCGTCGGTTACGTTGTTTGTATAGTGCAAAACCTTGTTGTCGTACTCCATGCGCTTGTTTACGTCGTTGTAAACGCCATGTTGTGCAAGTTTACGAATAAGGCTATCAACCCCGGCGTTGGCGATAATGTGGATATATTCCGGGTAACAGTTAGCCCGCATAATCGGGTTAATATCGCCCAAAATCTCGGTCGCCATTTGGGTTGGAACCTGTACCACGTTGCCCGACTTCGTGTAATTAAGCAACGTTTTGAATACTTGCGTTTTGTTTGCCTCCAATGCGGCAACGGCTCCGACGTCCAATTTGTCCGCCAAAGCCCGGCACGTCTTTTCCATTTTGCGCAAAAAGTCGTGTTCGTAGGAAATTTCGTTGTTCATGTAGGCGGCGGGAACCATTGTAAAACCAATGGCATAAGTCGCCCAAACAACCGTTACCAATGCGGACGTATTTTCATCGTCAGCGATAACGCACGAACGGACATTGCTAACCTGTACATCGCCGTCGTAATTGATAACGGGTACTTGTACCGTGTTACCAATGGACGCAAACGCACGGTCACGCAAATTGGGATTAATGATTGAGGACGGGGCGTTGGTTTGCTCAATGAAAAAATCCAATGCGCCATACTCACACGGGCGGGTCATATTACGGTCTAATTCCGGGTTTTCAATCCGCCAATTCTGCAATCTTGTTGCTACTAATGACATAATGTTAAAAATTTAATTGTTATTAAATGCGGGTTTACCCTTTACCCGTGATTGTTTACTTTTCCGGCAATGCGGCAATATTGTTGTCCTGCCATGCCTGTTTCATTGCGGCGTCGAACTTTTCGGAACCCGCCGTTAAGCCCTGCGCCATAAGATTTGCGGCGATTGCTTCGTAAGCCTCGACACGGGTTTTTGCGCCCGTTACGTCAATGGTTGTTCCGCCACCACCGCCGGAACCGCCCGCCGGGGGAACCGTTCCGCCGCCTCCGGCTTGGCGTCCCTTATCCAAAATACCCATTGTTTCCAATTCCTTTGCCAACAGGTCGCCGGGGGTGTACGGGTTCAACTGATTGTTCGGGTTACGCATAATTGCGCCGCTTTCGTCCTTAAAAGCAATGATTTTGCCGCCTTTGCCGTCGTCGATATATTCGGGATTCATACCCTTAATTCTGTCGATTGCTTGCGCTAACAAAACCTTTGTTGCGCTTTCGGGCAATCCCGGTTTGAATTTCAACCCGGCGGTTGCGGTCTGCAATGCACCCTCGATACGAACGCCGAACAACTCCGTTTGGAATTTCTTTTCGGCTTCATCGTACTTTCTTTTGAGGTCGTTAAACTGCGTTGTTACCGCCGTTAAATCGGCTTTCGCCTGTTTCAACGCCTTTGCCGTTTCCGCATTGGTCGCACCGTCGGCAATTACCTTTTCCAAACGTGTCTTTTCTTTCGTCAGACTGTCGATTTGGGTTTGCAATGCGCTTGCGCTTTCCGCTTTGGTTTTGAACTCGGCGACCACACGTTTTGCGTAATCAAACGTCTTTTCGGTTCCGTTCTTTGCGATACCGGACGCCGCCAAAATATCGGCATCCAATCCGCCGTAAATTTCGCCCGTCTTTTTGGCGATAACGCTATTTTCGTCGTTGGCGGACAATGTTGTAATTGCCGCAATTTGTTCGTCCGTCAAACCGGACAAAGCCGCATTTGCAATTAAAATTTCTCTCGTTAACATAATTCTTTCCCTTTGAATTTTTAATTCAGCGCAATTGTTGCAATCGCTGCGCTGTTAGCGTTTACAATAAGTATAGAATACTTTGGAGAATCCCCGGTTGTGTCAACCAGCCAACTAACAATTTTTGCATGACTGATTTTCTTTTCAACCTCTTTTGTTACCAAAACAACATCGGCAATTGTGCCGCCCTCAATACAAGCAATCAACTTGTTTTTTGTGTTGCTATCCAATGCGGCGGCGGTTGTTGTTACTTCAATAACCAAATTGTCCTGCTGTGCAATCTGTGCCATAATCGTATTTTTAATAGTTTAATACTCTGCTACTTTTTCGCTCCGGGTTTGTCCTCGGCTTCTGCCTTTGCCTTTGCATCGGCTTTGGTTTCTTTGGCGGGTTCCGCCGGGATAACTCCCGCCGCTTTCAATTCCGCCAAAATTTCAGCCTTTAACGCCGCTTTTTCCTCGGCTTTGGCTTTCGCCTCGGCTTCTGCCTTTGCCTTTGCATCGGCGGCGGCTTTTTCCTCGGCGGCTTTCTGCTGTGCGGCGGTTCGTGCCGCTTTTTCCTCGGCTTGCGCCTTGATGTACTCGTTGGGGTCGTGCAATACGGTAATCGTGTAACCCTGTTTTTTCAGTGCGTCCAAAATGCCATTTTCAAACGACTTTTTGCCGAACTTTTGGATACGGGGAACGGATAAGCGTTTGCCCGTTTCTCTGTCAAACTTGCGTACTTCAATAACGCAATGATACAAATGTTGTTCGTTACTCGGTACAATGTAGTTTTCGGGGGTTACGTCGGTAATTGCGACGTCTTTTGTTTTACCCTCGGTTGCTGTTCTCACTCGCATACTCGTTAAATTTACTTGTTATTACTGAAATCTTTTGATTGAATGGTATTTGCGTTCCAAATTCCAAAATGTTTGTATTCTCCCGTTCAAACCTGCGGACAAAGTTAGCGAAATTCAACTTTATACGCAATTCATTCTCCGGGATTAAGTTACGACCGTACAAATCCAATACCTCGTTCCGGGTCAAATGGCGGTACGGCTCCAACTCTGCCAATATCAACATACGTTGCAATTGGGTTGGGTTGTTCCGGTACTCCGTTTCGATAATCTGATTTTGTAGGGCGTCCAATTCTGCCTCACTTGCGCCGCTTTCCTTTGCCGACTTGTAACGGTTCCACAACTCGCTTGCGTCGTACAAATAGAACTCCGTGCCGTAATTGACTTTTGCAGATACGAACATATTGCCGTATCGCAATCGGCAAACCGTTTCATCGACGAACTGTTGGGCGGCTTCAAAGCCTTTTTTCACTCGGTTTAATACCGTGCTTTGGCTCTCAAATGCGGCTTTAACCTGTTGTTCATTGAACGCCTCCCGTTGGGTTACTTCCTCGTTTTGTCCGACGACGGCGGTAATAATGTTTTCCCGCAATCTCTTTTCTTCCTCAACGTTGTAATCCAAACTTGAACGGTCAACGGTCAACATTTGCACCGGGTTCCGTAAATCGGGTTGTTTGTCCCCGTCCGGTATCGGTATTTCAACAAAGGAACCCGCCCCGGTAATCCGTTTGTCGCCGCACTTGGGGCAACGCATCAATAACCCGGCTTGGTCCAACCTGTAAAACCCTTGTTTGTCTTTCAAAAATCCACCGTCGCAATAATCGCCGTTTTCGGCGTTTGAAAAGTCGCACGATTGTTCGTAACCGGAATATATCGGGTACGCCCCGTACATATCCAAATGCCGCTTCGATATATGGAAAAACAAAAACCAATCCAACGCCTCCAATTCTTTTGTTAGCGGGGATTGTTTAACGTCCGGTTCTCGCAAATTCATTGGCTCGTTCCAAAAGAAACGGGCGGGGCAATAGCGCAAATCGTGTGGGTTATCAACCAATAATTTGCCTATATTGCCGCCGTCGTCCTCTGCAAATACTCTGTATCGTTCATCGTCAATAACTGCAATACGTTTATCGGGTTGGCGGAAAATTATCCAATCCATAACCCCGGTTGTCCGGTTTGCCTCAAAGGTTATGACGCTTTCGATAGGTAGCCAATAAAAATACGGGGTCGGGTATCGGTCGGCTGGGTTTTGCTCGGCGGGCAAATCAACTATTAAGACGCTGTTTATTTCCGTCTTGAAAAACTCCCAACCTTTCGTACTCCAAATTTCCGGCTCCTTTAATACATCTTGGCGGTAATACTCCCAATCGTCCCGTTGTTCCGTGTTTTGGAATTGATAGTTGAACGCCGGGTTACGACCGTCGAAAATACGGCTTAACTTATCAAAACAAATGCCCGTTACCTCGTTGGTACGAACGGGGTAACGGAACAATGTTTTGAAGATTTTGAATTTATCGTGCGGGATAAGATTTTGAACCCATGCCAAAAAATCGGTCGTGGGTAAACACATTAAGGGCGTTACGTTGGTTTGGGCGTGAAATTTAATGCGGTTTTGATGTACGACCGCTTTATTTATCGTCGCCTTTTTCCTCGGTTCCGTTATTTCCTTTCTTATGCGTTTTATATCTAATCCCATTTTCTTTGCTAAATTCAAAAGGTGTTTTTTCGGGCAACTGCCAACCGCCATTGTTAGGCATCCGCAACAGGCGTTCGGCATGGTTAATCTCAAATTCTTCGGTCGTGTTAAGGGTCGGACACTCCAACACGACCTTTGTAACTTTCGCCGTCATTAATCTTGTGCGGGTTTCAAATCCGTAAGCGGGTTAAACGCCGGGGCAACAATCGCCAAATCGTCCGACCAATTCGGCAAAAACGACCATTGTATTGCGTTGCTGTCCGGGGCTTCCAATCCGCCCAACGTCTTATCGCCGATAAACAACGAACGTATCGGTATCGGGTAATATGTACCGTCTGCATCCCCCTTGATTGCGCCGATTGCGCCGTTTTCGTCGAAAATGAAGATACCCAAATTGTCGCCCCAACTTTCGCATTGCATTTCCTTTAATGCCTTGATAACCTCCTGCGGGGCTTTGCGGATAACTCCGGTAAACGGGGTTGGTTCACGTCCAATAATTTCTTCGACGCCTCCCAACGTTTCGTTACCGCCTCCAAAGGTGCGGGCGGCTCCAGCCTCGGCGGTCGGGGCTTGGATATACGGCGAAACAACTACTTTCGTGCTATCCGCCGCCGATAACAGGGGCGTCCACGACGCTAACGCCGTAATCGCTTTTTCACTCGTAAAACTGTTTTTGCTTCCGTCGTCTTTCATAAGACGTTGAAAAGCCACTTTTTGAACCTGTCCGAAACTTTCCGAACACGTAATTGCGGGTACATCGGGCAACGCCGCCGCCGCTGGACACTTGCAAATCATACTTCTTTGTTTTTAACGTTAAAAATATTGTTACTTTCTCCGGGGCTGTCCCTTTGCCCCCTCGTTTCGGTTACAAAGTTATAAACTTTTTCCCGGATAATCTTGTATATCTCAAAAATATTGCTAATTGCGTCGTCTTACGCCTCGGTTTGCGTGTGCGTATGGCTGTATATTGCCGTCCGCAATCTCCTTTTCATATATTCCGGTCAATCCGTCCTCCGGGTCGTCATGCGTGTTGGCTCCGAAATTGCGCAAAAATCCGGTTACATGGTCGTAAACGGCTTTGTACCGGGTTTCCCAACCGAACGGCATAATTATATGTTGATTAACCATTGCGGACGCTGTTATTATCCGGCTTTCCTTGTTGCCCCCTTGATAAAACGGGTCGGTAATCGCCCGGACTTTCTTTTTGATAACCTTTTCATAACCCGCACCACCGTTGTTGCTCTCAACCCACGCTTTTTGCGTCCCGTTCCGGTTAATCATCGCCGGGACGGTTACGGTTGTAACGTCCGTATTTTCGTCCGTCATTTCCATATCTGTAATAAGGGCAAACAATATCGGCTCCATGCGCTTTGTTTTCTCGTTGAAAAACATATTGTCGGACTTATACACGTCATACGTTGCCGCAAACAACAGGTCGTCGCCCTCGTCGGCAACGTCAATGTATGCGCCGGAACGAATATACGTGCCGTAATCGGATTTTTCGACCCACGTTTTGAAAGGTTGGTACAATCGACCCTCGGCGGAACCGGGGTTGCCTTGATACAGGCATTGAAATTGCACCGGGTCTAATGCCTTTTGCGCTTCCAACTTTTGCTTACTGTGTCGGCTTTCCCATAATGCCGCCCCCGGTTCCCGTGGGTCTATCTCGGTCGGTTCCCCGGTTTTCAGTCCCTCAAAGTTTATGCGCACCCACGCCCCCGGCGTTACGTTCTCCAAATCCGCCCAACACTTAACATCAATAATCGTTTCGCCGCTCTTTTCAATGCGCCCTATCAAATCGTCGTCGTGCCAACGGGTAAATACAATCAATTCTTGACTATCGTTGTGTAAACGGGTGCGTACAACGGTCGTGTACCATTTCCACGCCGCCGCCCGTACTATCGGGCTGTTACCCTCGGCGTAATCCTTATACACGTCGTCCAATATCGAAACGTCCACGGTTTTAGACGTCAGCGAACCGCCACGACCGACGACACGCAACGACCCCTTACGCCCGACCATTTCGATAACATCGGAATTGCGCAAATAGGTATTCGCCATTGTTACGACGTTCGACCCATTTAAGTACGTGCCGGGGAATAATTCACGATACCGGGGCGTGTCGATTATTCGTTGAACGTCCCGGTTAAAATCCCGTGCGATTGTCGCCGCATACGAACCGATACATATTTTGCGGTCGGGGTCTAACCCCAACATAAATGCGGGTAATTTGCGGCTTGACCCCTCCGATTTGCCATGTTGCGGCGGCTGTTGTACAATCATCTTTCGTATTTTGCCATGCGCAAACTTATCCAACAGGGTATAATATACAACGTGGAACGGTTCCAATACCAAATCCGGTTGCATATAGCGGGCAAAGTTGATAAGACGTTTACGGGCGGCGGCTCGCACCAATTCGCCGGGGTCTGCCTTGATTGCCTCGTACATCTTCAATAATTCCTCGTTACTCATGGTCGTACAATTTTATCGGGTGTAACTATCAATTCGCCGGGCTTTTTCGGTATCCAATTCAAACACGCCGTTTCGCTCCTTATCCGGCAACGGTTCGGGCTAAACGGACAACGGCAACAAATCGGCAATCTATTTGCAACATCATGGTCGAAATACCAAACCCCGTGTCCGCAATCCCCGCAATAATGGTTCGTTTGGGTTACAACCTGTTTTACTACATACTTTCGCCTTGCCATTATTGCGCCCCTCCTTTCTCGGCGATTGTCTTTTGAAACTCGGCGGACTGCAATTTGTCGGCGACGGCAAACAACAGGTCGTCCGGTATTGCCTTAACATCGTATTTCGGTTTATCGTCGTCCGTCCCGGCGTTGTATCCGGGGATTTCGATTTTAACGGGTGCATCAAATCCCAACATCTTTGCCCGGCGTTGTTGAATGTTCAACAACAAATCCAAAAACCGGGGATTGCCCGCCGACGTTTCAACGGTCGTTTCGTCATACCCGTAATATTCCGGGTCGCCGTCGGTCGCATCCGTTTTGATAGGACGCCCCCGGTTGGTTTTCTCTTTGGTGCGCTGCTTCCCGGTTTTGGATACCTCCCACGCCTCCCACGCTTGTTGCTCCATTTTATCCAACTTGCGCAATTCCTGCGTAACATATTCGTCGATTGTTTCCAACCGTTCCCGCTTCCATTCGATAAGGCATTGTTGCAAATCGTAATAAACCATTTGAAAGGTTATTGTATAACCCATTCCACGGGCGGACAAATCCCGGTTCAATGCGTCCGCAATTTCCCGGTACGAATAACCACGCAAAAATAAATCGGCACAAAACCGAATGTCATAAATTCGTTGTTCCTCGGAACGTTTGTTGTATCCTAATGGCTTCTTTCTCTTTTTCATCGTCCAACCTCTTTAATCGTCAAATCGTATTCCCATACATACCCGCCCGCCGTTTTATACACTCCTTTACAACATCGGGTAATCGTTATATTTTTTATTCCTGTTTTTCTTTCCGCTTCCCTTATAGATTTATACCGGGCAATTTCGTTTCCGGCTTTTGAACGTTGTATTACAGGTTTAGCAATTTTATTATATTTGCCGTTATATGTATTGTTATACTGATTATCGCACCATTCCAAATTATCGGCATTATTATTAAACTTGTTTTCGTCCTTATGATTTATTTGTTTCCGGTTATTTAGATTTTGAACAAATGCCATTGCAACCAATCTATGAACCAATAACGCATTTGGTTTTCCGGACTTCGATAACCTTACTTGCAAATAACCTTTGCCGCTTACAGTTGGTTTTAGCAACTTGGGTTTTCCTGTCCTCCCATAATTAAGGCTTTTTACATTACCATAATTGGATATTTGGTAATTCTCAAAACCGGGTATATCTTTCCAAACTTCCATATCTTTTTTTTTGCAAAGGTAACAAATGTTTTTCGATTGCAAGTTATTTGCACGGAATTTCCATTTTAAGAGGCTTTATTGTCTTAACCAATACTTTCTATATCTCGGCGTTTATCTTTTTACCACGGGGCAAATTTACGGCTTTTTCGCCGCATTGCCAACCGTTTGTTCTCTCTCACATATAAACGGCAAAACCCCGGCTTTGTTTCCGGGGCTGATTGCCTAATTGCTTATGCCTATTTCGTACCTACCATTTGAGCAACGAAAATGCGGTTGGGTTCCACGGGGGTTGGTGTATTCCGTTCCCCCTTTTATCATCTTCAACGCCAAACATACCGGGGCGGGTTTCCCATTAACCGGAAATTCCGGGTTGAAATATCGACACGTCCCGCATATCTTTTCGGGCTTCGATTGTCCGGGGCAATTACTCTTTCCCATTGTTGCCCCCTTTCCTTTTGTTCTTTGCCCGGCGTTTATCCCGTGGGTTCCTTTTCGGCATTTCGACCCGGTGTATTTCTACTTTGGAACCGGGGAACATCTTGCCGAAAAATTCCGCTATTGCTCGCACCTCCTTTGGGACGTCGAACGCCTCCGGCTTCTTATGCTCCGGGCAAATCCCCCGAACCGGGCAATTGTCGCAATCCTCATTCCGCACAACCTCGCCCGGCTTATCGGCTTCTTTGAACCCGTGCCAATTGTCCCTCCGTGCGGACGCTTCGGCGAAATTCTCCATTGCTTCAACTGCGACTTTCGCCAATATGTAATCCGGGGTATCGTTAAAATGCGCCTCCAAAGAATTACGGTTGATAACCTCGGCAATCTCTTTCAAAAACTTTTCTCTTTTGTTCATCGCTTTATTGATTTTTGGGTTTATACTCTTGACACGGCATAACGCCGCACGATTGTTCGCATTTGAACGCCTCGCAATAACCGTTCCCGTTGACATCCTCGTTTGTAAAGTTGGCGCAATTCCCGCATCCCTTATCGCCGGGTTCTTTCGGTACGCTTACGCCTTTCGGCTCAAACTCCCGGTTAAACTCTCTTTCCGGGCGGGTTGTCAATCGCCCGTCCGGTTCCCGGACAATGTAGTACGTTTCCGGGGCGTCAATGAAAATGCCGTTGCCGTCCGGGAACGAATAAACCGCCCGCCCGTTTAGGGTTCTCGGTATCGTCATGGTTCCGCCTCCGGTAAATCTCAACAGGTCGTCCAAATTGTCCCGGCGTACCTGTATTGCGTCAACTTCTAACAACGTGCGGCAATATCGGGTTCCCGCCGTGGCGTCCGGCTCAACTAACCGGGTGCGGATTTGTTCCGGGTATTCCGTCGGGTCGTACTCGACGTTGAAAACAACGGCGGCGTCTAACGTGTGGGTAACTAACAAGCGTTTCCCCAATCGTCCGGCGACTGCCTGTTTTAGTGCTTCAATTGCGTTTCCCTGTATCTCGGTTGTGTCAACCGTGATTTCGTAACGGTCGGGTTTTTCCTCGACCTCCGGTTGGCTTTTGGCAATATCGCCAATCATAACCAACAATTCCGCATCAAACGGGTTTAACTTACTTTCTGTCATGCTCTAATTTTTTATTCGTTCTTACTGTTTTCGGATATGCCAACCGCCAAAATATCGTTTTTCGGTCGGTTCTGTTGTACTTATCGCATTGCCTACCTATTCCGGGGCAATCTTCCCTTTGGATTTTGCAGCGAACGCAACGTTGCGTAAATATTGCGGGGTTGTTGTTGGCTAATCGTGCATCCGCTGCCGTCCATATCTCGGCAATCAATACCATACCCCGGTAAACGCAACGTTCGCCGGGGTTGTACTCTCTGTTTGGGTCGAACGGTTCGGGTTGCTTAACTCTCATTCTTTGCCCGCTTCGTTTACATAGCCAAACAATGCGTCCAAATCGTCCTTTGCGCCTTTTACGCAAATTCGTACCCTATCGCCCCCGGCTAATGCGGTTTCGACAATCTCACAATTATACCGGGGGGCGTTTATCTGTATCATTGCCGCCGTGGTATTCGTTACAAACTCGTTTCTTTCTTCCATGCTCTCGGATTTTTGGAGTAAATTAAATGCCTCCGTTGGTTCGTTCTCGCTTTGACACGCCCCCAACAAAAGCGTTGCCAAAGATAACAATAAAATCTTTGCTTTCATCGTTTTACCTTTCTTTTAATCCATATAAACCGTATGCCAATGCCGACAAACAATATTTTCGCCTCAATATCAACATAACAGTCGTAACCGTTTATTGCATCAATGGATACCCCAAATTGCCAACTATGATATTGCCAATACTCACGGGCGTAAACATAGACGCCGACCCGCCCAACGTGTATGCCTGTTTGGACGGTGTGTTTGTCCTTACTCATTGTGTGCCTCCTTTCTTGCTAATTCATAACCCTTTTTATCCATTACCATTGCCACGGGGTACGGCAATATACAATCTTTGGTATAAACCAAATTGTAAATCCCCAATTGCCCCTTAACCGGAAATTCAATAACCCGGCGGGGGTTGCGCATCAACCACCCGTACCCCTTTGTTATTTTCGCCCTCTTTTCCTTTGGAATCCGGGTGTTTTCCCAATCCTCCGGCGTAAACTCTTTTATCGGCTTTACGTCGTACAACTCAACCAATCCCAAAGTAACGCCGCTTTCCATTCCCGGATAAACCGGGGACGCTGCGGAACATATCAGCACGTCGCCACGGTATGACGTGTTTTTGCTCCGAACTTCAATTGTCTTTTTCCCGTAAACAATACCGTTTTCGTCCTTGTACGCCTCCGTTACCAAATCATTTGCGTATGGCTGTTTTACGGTCAACGCACGCCAACGGTCGTGTTTTTCCGGGTTGTAATCCTTATTGCTGTACTGCATATTTACTTTTTATTTTCGGGTTCCTCGGTTTCGTCGTCGGGTTCCGGGTAATGGATAAATCCAATTTGCCGGACGTTTTGGATTGGCTCGTAAATGATAACGACAACATCGCCGTCCGTCCTTACTCCGACCAATCGGCAATCGGCGGGAACCTCAACCCGTATTTCACTTTTCATTGTTAAACAAATCCCAATTAACAGGGACACAATACCCCGGCAATTCTCCCCGGTCAATCCCCAACGGATTAACAATACTATCTTTCCAATAGATACGGGGTTGTTCCGGGCGTCCCTCCCAATGTTCCGTAATTGTGTCGTAAATCAATCGTATTTCCCGTTTCGGATATTTGCCGCCGCTCTGCAACCCGATTTTATACAGGTCAACGAACGGATACGACAATCTGATTATCCCAATTGCCCGGTCGTACATTCCCGGCGGGATTGGCTCCACGCTTGCAAAGGTGCGGAACCCGTGGCGTTTTGCCCGTGCCAACACATTAACCCGCATCGTATTTGGGTCGGCGTTCGGCTCCAATTCGTCGCAACCTGTCAACGTTGCGCCCAAAGCGATACGGGACACGTCCCAACCCTCGGACGCCTCGGCAAAATCAATGAAGCGGTTCAACCCCTCGGCGCATTTGCTCAATATCTTAACCGGGACGCCGTGGCGTTGGCATACGCCGACCGCTTGACGGGTCAACCGTTCCGTTTCCGGCAACAACGGGTCGGTCGTGAACGAAAAGAATAACCCCGTTTTCTGCAATTCCTCCTTATGCGCCAACAATTCGTTTTTGAAAATATCCAAAGCGTATGGATATTCCCGCAACGTCTTTTTCAACTCCGGGCGACTGCCTCCCAATACCTTTGCGCCACGACCTTTGCGCAAATAACAGTAAGTACAACCGTTGGAACAACCGACAAAGAAATTGGCGGCGTTCTCGGCGTATTCCCCGGCTTTACCTTTTGGGCTGTAAATAACCCGTCCGTTTATCGCTCCCATATCGTCCACGGCTTAAAATGGTAAATCGTCGTTTCCGTCGGGGGCGGGTGCATCCGGCACGGGCGGCGGCGGTACTTGCGCCCCGGCTCCGGTCGCTTTCGGGGTCAACATTTCCATATCGGTTGCGACTATCTCGGTAACATACCGTTTGACGCCTTGCGCATCGTCATAACTCCGGGTTCTCAATTCGCCCTCAATATACAGTTTGTCGCCCTTTTTGACGTACTGATTGGCGACCTTTGCCAACCCGTTTTGCAATACGACGTTATGCCATTCGGTACGCTCCGGGATTTGCCGCCCGTCCTTTGTGGTATAACCTCGTTTCGTGGTTGCCAACGAAAAGGTCGCCACGCAACCCCCGTTGGCGAACTCCCTAAAATCCGGGGCTTTCCCGGTATGTCCCATCAAAATAACCTTGTTTAAACTCATACAAAAAACGCTTTAATTATCCAAACAATGATACTATACAACGCCCACATATAAGACGCAACCGTCAACGTCACGAACGTGTATAACGCAATTTTATATCCGGTTTTTGATTTTATTTTCATATCACTTGAATTTTACGCAATCCAACAAATATTGTTTCTTATTGTCCGACCATCCGGCGGCATGGTTTATCGCTTTTCGGTCGTCGTCGTGTACGAACTCACAAACCCAACCGCCGACGCTTGATTTTTGAACTAATCGAACCAATTTACCAACAATGAAAGAACGCAATTTGTAATAACCTGAATTTTCGCCAACAAACAAAACCCGTCTTTCTGCATTTATTTCGGGCGGATTTTCGATTTGCGGGCGTTTCTCCCTTTCCGGGTATCTTTGTACCCTTTGAAAATCTCGTTTGATTGACGCCCGGGAAATTGCCCCGTAATCGGGTGTTCTTTTTTTCATCCTCATATTCTCAAACTTCTGTATTCGTTTTTAAGCAATTCAATAATCCGGACGTTGCCCGGATATATTCGCATTTTACTTTTATCTCCGTTTTCCCATTGGCTATGGTGTTCAAAGCAAAGTATATTTATATTCCTTGCATCGTGCGCCGCCTCCGGGTATGCCCCACGGGTCAATATATGCGAACAATATACGGCGGAATAGTTGTGTAATGGCTTCAAACATTCCTCGCATTGGTGCGGCTTATGTTCCCAAATCCACCTAAAAAACCGTTCATTTGCCTGTGGGATATTCCCACGACCAAAAACGCAATGTCCGAACAATTCCCGTTGGATTTCGACACGCAACCGAATATCCATTGTAAACCGCTTGTAATCCAATAGGGGGCAAAACCCCCTATCGGTTACAAATTGGTATTCTTCCCGGTCTGTTAGCAATATCGGCTCCATTGCTTACATATCCGCCGTTTCGTCCTCCGGGTCGTCCTCGTTAGCCGGGTCGCCGACCTCCGGGAACAATCCGCCCTCCTTTTCCGGTTCTGCGACCAAACCCGGTGCGGGTTCGCCGTCAGCCCCGAACAATTCCAATTGCGCCTTTTTGCCTTTGAACAAAAATTCGTAAACCTCGTTTTCAATGTCCGCAACGATTTCTTCCAATTCCTCCTCAAAACCGAACGTTTCGGTATTGAATTTCAGACGGGGCGAATTTATCGCCGTCTTTTGGGCGTTGGATACCGTGAACAATCCCGAAAGGACAACCCCGACGTTATCGTCTTGACCGGAAAGGGACACGCCCCGAACCTCAATGTTTTTCAACATTTCGTCCGCAAAGTTACGGGCGGCGTCTTTCTGCTTTTGGTTGGCTTTCATATCCGGCGTATCCATAAGGGACAAAAACGACGTGATATTGAAAATACGCCCCATAATTGGGCGCAACCTGTCAAAGCAATTGCGCAAATCCGGGTGTATGTCCTTTGCGCTTTCGACGTGGTATTTATTCGTGTAACTCTCATTACCGACGGTTTCGGTAACTTCATAATGCACGTCCAATCCGCCGTCTTTTAACGTCTTGACTTTCGATAATGCAAACGACTTTTCCGACGGTATCGGCATTACGTTTGCGGTTTCTTTTTTCTCGCTCATTTTTTGATAATTTATTTGTTGCCGGGACCCGCCCGGCTCGGTTTTTATAATAATCCTTTCAATATATGCTTTACGGTTTCAACATTCCAACCGTCGCCGATTAAGTCTGCCGCTTCTTGATAGGTTACGCAACTTGTATATCCAACGGGTACGGTTTGCAACCGTTCTAATTCTGTTTGCGTAAATAATCGCACCGAATTTGGATTGCCTTTCTCCTCAAAAACGACCGTAAGAAATCCTTTTTTTGAACGATTAAGGCACATTTTTATAAATGATTCTTTATTTGAACTTTGAACGCTTCCAGCATAATTACGGACTATACAAACGCTTTTTTTTCGGTCGGTATATCCACTTTCTAAAATGCTTTGTAACTCAACTCCTTTGTCCTCAATATTCAAATCAACATCTAAATTAGTCCAATAATAACGCTTGCGCAATTGTGCTGAAAACAATGCTGAATTTATAAAAATACCCGTTACGCCCAATAATTCGTCAATTGTGTTTTTTTCCTCAACCCTCATTGACGCTACATTTTCTAACATAAAATTACGGGGCGTCGTTTCCTCTTTAATCCTTAACCATTCATGAAATAAAGAACTTTTTTCCCCTTTCAACCCCTTACGGTTTCGCATTAAAACGCTTAAATCTTGACACGGCGAACCGCCAATTAACAAATCAATTTTCCCAACTTCAAACAAACCGTTAGCGGTCGTCAATATGCCATCCTTATAACTTACTTTGCGAACGTCCCCAATTTGTATTGTTTGGGGGAAATTATATTGCGTACATTTAATTGCGTGCGGTTTAATTTCCGCCGCAAAATACTTTTCAATTTTAATTCCCAACTGATTGAGTGCTATTTGTCCGCAACTCATGCCATCAAATAAACTTAATACTACCATATTAAAATTCGCTTTCGTCCAACAAATCCTTTGTCGTCTTATTCCGGGCGACCGCCGGGCGTTGAGGCTCCGGGATTGGTTCCGGTTCCGGTACGGGTTCCCGCTTGGGGTTCCCGGTTCCGATTGGCTCCGTTACGGGGTTCGGGTCGTAAAACTCAATGCCCCCGTTTCCGGGCTTTTCCGGCTCAAATTTCGCTTTGAGTTGTTCCGCCGGGTATTCCTTTTGCT